TTAACATCCTTGATGGTGCTACACTAACAACCGCAGAACTAAACTACGTGGATGGAGTGACATCAGCAATACAGACCCAGTTGGATGCCAAAGCGGCATTGGCAAGCCCGGCCTTGACGGGAACTCCGACGGCACCAACCGCGGCAGTCAACACCAACACCACACAGATAGCGACCACGGCATACGTGGTGGCACAGATCGCAGATGACGCACCGACCAAAACGGGAACAGGCGCCTCAGGCACATGGGGTATTTCTATAACAGGAACCGCGGCTCTGGCCACTTCGGTTACGGCAACAGCTAACAATGCAACCAACGAGACAGTATACTTAACATTTGTTGATGCGGCCACAGGAACACAGGGCATAGAGACTGATACAAACCTAACATACAATCCAAGCACCAACGTGCTGTCAACCACAGCGTCCGCGGCGCAATACGCTGACTTGGCTGAGAAATACACCACCGATCAGGAATATGAACCGGGAACAGTGGTGGTAGTGGGCGGAGATGCTGAAGCGACAGCCTGCTCATCATACTCTGATCACAAGGTATTGGGCATCATATCAACTGCTCCAGCATACCTAATGAACTCAACATCCGAGGGACAGGACGTGGCATTGATAGGACGTGTTCCTTGCAAGGTCATTGGACCGATCGAGCGTGGAGATCTATTGGTAACATCATCCACTGCCGGACATGCCGAGGCATGGGATCCACAGAATGTGGTTCCGGGATCCATCATTGGCAAGGCCTTGGAAGCCAAAGCTGACAGTGGAGTGGGTGTGATCGAAGTAGCCGTAGGCAAGGTGTAACATGGATGAGCGTTATCGCTCAGACTACGAGGGCGAGTTCGTCGTAACCAACAGTCGCATCGTCGACGGCAGGAGGGTCCAGGACCGAGAATGGATCCAAAATCCCATAGAGAACCAACACATATCAGGACGTGCCGTCTCAATAGCCGACGGTGCATCACGTGACACATTTCCCATACAGAGATTAGAGAACCATAGAGGCGGACTCCTGGGCAAACTCAGGCTACAGACCTATGGTGTGGGCAGGGTCTGCGATGAGATCGTCTGCAACTTCTACATAAGCAAGGACGTTGAGACCTTACAGAAACTGGTCGATTCGGGCTACGTGGTCAACACCGTGGTCTACTCATCAGCGGGCAAGTGTCTCAAGTTTCCTGGAGAGCTTTATCTAATACCCTATGGCATGCTATTGAGTGAGCAGGCTCTGGCAGTTTGGTTGCCAGTATTTGACCAGCACAAGGAGATATTCCTATTGGGCTATGATTTCGAGGAAGGTAAAAATCAAAGTCTTGCTAACGAGATATTAACAATAATGCAGACATACCGTGGAACCCGCTTCACACGTGTGTCAACCCTCCTCAATGGTAGGACCAGGACCGACACGCCCAAGTCTTGGAAGGATTGCCGTAACTTTTCAGAGATGACCTATGAGGATTGGATCAGTTACTGTGACGTCTAACTAACGGATTCTTCCACTATCTTAACTTTACTCTTGACTTCTTCGATATTGATGGTTGACCAAAGCCCAGGATGCAGTGGTTTGGGTATGGTGTCAGAGTCTATCCAGGCATAGCCGTGATGCTCATCATTTAACACCGGAGTGAACTCCTTACTAACCAATGCGAAGAACGTGTGATACACGAAATGGTTGTCTGCTGATGTGAACTGCTCTATGGGGATGATCTTTAGGGTGTCTGGGAAAGAACCTATCTCCTCGGAACACTCACGCTTCATGGCATCCAGCAGGCTTTCTCCCCTCTCGACCTTGCCTCCGGGCAAACCCCAGGAACCAGGATGTTTGGGATCGTTGCGTAGGAGATATAGATATCTGCCCGTGGACACGGAATAGAACCATATGCCCACTGCGTTTAGAGGACTAGACTCCATTCGCCTCCCTTGTATATGCCCTGATAGCTCTTGACCCACATCGTGCCCGTCCATTTGTATTGCACGCTGGTGGTCAGGTTGGTCACGAAATCCGTGATGTCTGATGATTGATCCGGTGTTTGGTTGCTGGCATCCCACACCACGCTCCAAGTGCCACCGTTGTATTCGATGATGTCATTCTCACTGGCGACCAGATTACCCCAAGCAGTTGATGGTGTTGCGTTGTTGGCATCACCTATGGCATCCGTTAACAGATAACGTTGTCCGCTGACCGCTGAAGGTAGGCCCTCTCCTGGGCCACTGGCCAATGGATCGATCACTGCGTTCACTGGTGACAGCGTGTTACCTGGAATGGTGTCAGCATCAATGCTGAACAACAGTATCCTGTCGTCGGTTGGGTGCTTGGCCACTGTTCCCACTATTTCCGTGTCCACATGAGGACTTGATAGCCTGATCAGGCTGATGCCATCTCTCAGGTCACCAAAATTGTCAATGTATCCGGACCATACCAATGGATCGGCCGTGTTGATCAAATCACTCTTGTTTAGAGTTCCGTCTGCGGGATCAATCTGTTCACCTTTCAATAATTGTAGTTGATTACCTATCAATAATACCTGATAGCCAAACGGCGTGATCTTCTGTCTTGTTCCCATGAGTATATCGTCATCCACTATGGCGTCCGCGGCATTGCCATCCGTGTCATATATTGATGAGATGATCTTGTGGACGACACCCAGTTTCTTGACCTTGGCTGGCATGGTCAACCAGATGGGTATGCTGAATGTCAATGTGGCGACGTCAATGTTATCATCGGTTCCCACTGGAATGGTTCTTGATGACCAGTTTGTTCCTGTCAGTTCTACAACACTCAATGAAGTCCAGTCAATGTAGTTGTCTGTTGACTGTATCTCCATTGATGGATTGAACAAGGGTAGTATCTGTTCAAGTATCTGTAGTTTCATCTGTGTGTTTGATGCCCAGATGTCCAACTGTATGGTCATGTTGTAGGGAACAGGCATCAATCGTTCTACGGTGAATGCGTTGCCCTGTGTCTGCTCATAAGTCTGTGTGGCCTCGTCCCAGGTTCTCTGTTTCAATGTCTTCTTGTCAACGAAATAAGGTTCCTGCACTCGATCACGGGCATAGTCCAATGCGGTGATATGGAAGCTCATCATCGGAGCATTGGGCATCTTGTTTCTCGAATTGTCCGCTATTATGGCAGAAGCCTGTCTGGATGCGTCTCCGTATCTCACAGGAACACGAACCAAGGTAGCCGCACCTGATGCGTCCTTGCCATACTCAACTTGGTAGTTAGAGAACATCCTCGTGAACTGTATGAGGAATCTCCTTATCTGATCGTCATAGAAAAATGGAACTGTTGCCATTAGTTATCCTTTGTGGGTTTAAGCAAGTCGCTCAAAGATTGGCTACTTGGTATGTTACCCCTGTCTGTTGTCTGCACCGTCGCTCTATTGCTCTGGAATGATTCTTTCAATGTCTTGTTATCCACATCACCCGGTGTTAGTTCTGTTCTCACGCCATCCTCTACCTTGACCCAACGTGTGCCATCGAAACGGAACAATCTATTTGGGAAGTAATCTAAACGTAGGGCATAGTCTCCCGTGCCTGGATTCGCTGGAAATGACACTCCTGGTGTCACTGGTAATCCGTTTGGTGGCAGGTTGTTGCCCGTCATGTAACCAACTAGGTATCCATCCACCTTGGGTGTCGTTCCATCCTTGGTTGTTGAATCACCTACCAACACATCGTTTGGATTGACTGGTTCATCATTGACCGTTGCCGTTACATAGAATGCCGTGTTGTCATAACCACTGCGTGGAACCTCGATCTCTGCCTGTTGCACGATGGCATCGTTGATCTCTTGGTTCTTGTTCTTGGTTGATAGGAAATCTTCCAACGTTCCCGCACTTGGATTGTCTGGATCCATGGGCTTGTTGAGGATGTCGTCAAATTCCTGTGTGGCCGCCATTGGCGTTGCTTTGACACGCCATAGGTGTGGATACCAAGTTGGACTAAAGCCTTCTGAGGCATAAGCCGCATCCTGGATCACATAGTATTTGGGCAAGGCCTTGGGTGCCGCATCACTCAGTGGATGGTA